ATATGTTGAAGGACCACTACACGCCGTTCGGCGTCGCGAACCTCGCGATGCAGAACAACAAGTTTCTCGGCTCCGTCCGTAAGACCAACAAGCGTCCCGTCGGCGGGCGCCAGTGGATTCAGCCCATCCAGTTCGGTTTGCCTGGCGGCGGATCGTCCTCGTTCGCGACTGCGAACGCGGCGACCGCAAACGAGTCGCTCTACGACTCGTTCCAGGTGCCTCGCACCAAGCACTACCGCGTGGCGCGGGTCGACAACGAGACCATCGAGGCATCGGCCGACGGTGACGCGGACGCGTTCGAGCCGGCGTTCAACGAGTTCGACAATGCCCTCGAGGCCGAGGGCAACTGGCTCGAGTTCCGCGCCTTCCGCACCCGCGGTGGGTACATCGGCCGCATGACCAACAGCAACGTTGGTCTGTCGGTCATCACCCTTGACGATGCCGCGGGCGTGTTCGGCGTCCGCAAGGGCGACGTCATCAACCTCGGCTCCACCAACGGTCTGTCCGGCGCCATCCGCGCCGGCTCGCTGACTGTGGCGTCAGTCGGTCGCAAGGCCGGCACCATCACCACCACCGCGCCCATCAGCACCGGCGTTTCGGCGGCCGCCACGAACGACTACATTTACTTGGCTGGCGACTTCGGCCTTGCCCCGGCCGGTCTGGCGGACTGGGTCCCGGACAACGACACCGACGCGGCGACCACGCTGTACTCGTGTGACCGCTCGGTTGACCCGGAGCTGCTCGGCGGCCTGCGCGTCGACGGCACCGATGGCCAGCCGATGCACGAGCTGCTCATCAACATGGTCACCGAGGCCGACAATATCGGCGCCGACCCCGACCGCGTGTGGATGAACCCGCGCGCCGCCGGCAACCTGACCAAGCAGCTCGAGGGCAAGTGGACCATCACCCAGGCTGCTGACTTCAGCGGCAAGAAGATGGCGTCCATTGGCTACAAGGGCTGGACCGTCAGCCTCGAAGGCCACGAGGTGACCATCATGACCAACCGGTGCTGCCCGGTGAAGCGCGTCTTCTGCCTCGACTCGGACACCTTCACCATGTTCAGCGCCGGTCCTGCGCCGCAGTTCCTCCAGAAGCGTGCGGGTTCGATCATCAAGGTCTCCGAGGCGGCCGATGGCTACGAGGCTCGCGTCGGTGGCTACCTCAACTTCGCCTGCAAGGCGCCCGGCTGGAACGTCAACGGCCAGACCGCCTAACCGGCGAACGAGAAAGGAACCACGAACATGACCAGAACTCTCATCGATACCAACATTCTCAAGCAGCAGGCGCTCACGGGCGTTGCTGTGGACGTCAAGACTGCGTTTCAGGACACGGCGATCGCCATCATTAACGAGCACGCTGCCGCGCTCGACCTGGCGGTGGTGCCCGTGGGTGGCGCCATGGTGGAGACACTCACCAGCGGCGCTGCCACTACAACCGTGGCACTCAGCCTGCTGTCCATCACCAACACCGTGGCGTTCTCCCTCGCGGATGGAACCGTCGTCGGCCAGAAGAAGTCATTCGAGGTGTCGGCGATCAGCGGAACTCCGCTGGGCACGCTGACCATCAACGACGCCTTCGGCTCGGAGCTGGCGGTCTACACCTTCACGGCCCTCGGCCAGCGACTCGACCTCGAGTGGCGGACCACCGGGTGGAAGGTCATCGGCAAGCGCCGGGCCGGCCGCCAGGCCGTCGTGGTCGGGACCACGGTGCTCACTAACCTGGTGATGGCCGCGGTCTATGACCTTTCGGTGACGGGCACCGTCTCGAGCACGACCACCAAGGGCATCCCGGACGGCAACTTCCCCGGGGAGCGGATTCACGTCTGCACTCCGACGGCGGCAACCTCGCCGGTGGGAGATATCGCCATTACGGCTCACACCGTGGCGACTGGGGTGGCGGCGACCTCGCTGGCCGGCATCAACGCCACCACGGCCGAGGCCACCTTCGAGTGGACCGGGGCGAGCTGGCAGAACATCAAGCTGACCACCGCGACCTTGGCGTAAGGAAAGACCACCATGGCCATCAACCGAGGACTGTTCGCGACCTCCGGACTCGGAGCCGCGAACGCCATCATCAACGCCGCTGTGGTTGGGGCCGGGGCGGCTGCGCCTACGGTTCCAGCGACAACGGTCTACCCAGCCGGCGAGAATGCGATCAGTCGCGTTACCGCCGACATCCCGACTCGCTCGGCGGAGGGAATCTACGTGCTCACGCTCGGGCCGAGCACGTCTCCTCCGCGGATTCTGAACATCTTGTCTTCGGTCATCGGACCGGACGGCCGGAAGTGCAGTGTCACGAGCTGGGACGTGGCAGCGCGCACGGTGACCATCAAGACGTGGTCCGTGGCTGGCATCGCCGATGACCTGGAGAGCACTGACACGCTCATCCTGACCATCGTCTGCCAGAACTCGCTGTCGTAGTAACAGGCTCACTTCCCGACGACCATGGCCCGCACCAAGACCCTCACTCAGCTCCTGACCGCCGTGCGCACTCGCGGCGACTGGGAGAACTCGGCCGATATCACGGACGCGATATTGACCGAGTTTCTGAACGAGGGAATCGCGGAACTATGGGACATCCTCGTCGGGAAGTGGGCCGATTACTACGCCACAGCGGCAGCGGTCGCCACCTCGGTCATCGTGGCGCCGTACTCGGACACGATCGCGCTGCCCACCACCTTCTACAAGCTGCGCAAGCTCGAGCTGCTCACGTCCGGCACCGCGGACACCGTGAATGCGGTCTACACGCGGCTCAGGCCACATGACCTCGAGTCGTCCCACCAATTCGCAGGCGGGGACACGCGGCACTACCGCTACCGTATCCAGGGCTCCGCGATTCGCCTGGTACCATGGCCGACGCGGCTCGAGGCGTTCCGACTCACGTTCGTTCCCTACGCCACCGAGCTGGTGAGCGGAGCGGACACGTTCGACGGAATCAACGGCTATGAGGCGTTCGCGGTGCAGCTGGCCTTGCGTCGAGCTCTAGCTCGCCAAGACCTGCCGACCGACCAGGTCGACGCCGAGATTGCGCGGCTGACCTTGCGCGTGCGGACGGCGGCGGACAGCCGGGATGCCGCCGAGCCGTTCTATCTCAACCCTCGAGGTCCGTCGGACAACGATGACGACGACGGTGAGCTGTGGCCGTAGCTCGCGGCAAGCGCCGGCCGCAAGCTAAGCCGGCCCTCATCGGGCTCCGGGTTGCTGACCCCGAGGTTTCGCGCGCGTTCGCCGACACAAGCGACGCTATTGCCAGGCTCGAACGAAGAATTCCACCACCGAGCGACGATGACGAAGGCGGCGTGACCGATGGTGACAAGGGCGACATCACCGTAAGCGGGTCCGGCACCACTTGGACCATCGACCCCGGCGCGGTCACCTTGGCCAAGCTCGCCAGCATCGCAACGGCGAGCATCCTCGGCCGCATCACCGGCGGTGCGGGTGCGGTGGAAGTCCTGACCGCGACGCAGGCGACGTCGCTGCTTAACACGTTCACGGACCTGCTCAAGGGCCTGGTTCCTGCGAGCGGCGGGGGTACCTCAAACTTCCTCCGCGCCGACGGCACGTGGGCCTCAGTCGCGCTTGCAGATGGCGACAAGGGCGACATCACGGTCAGCTCCAGCGGTGCGACGTGGACGATCGACAACTCGGCCGTGACCTTGGCCAAGCTGGCTGACGTGGCCACGGCTCGGTTCCTGGGTCGCACGACCGCAGGGACCGGCGCTGTCGAGTCGCTCACGGCTACCCAGGCCACCGCATTGCTCAACGCGTTTACCAGTGCGCTTCAAGGACTCGTGCCTGCGAGCGGCGGCGGCACGGCCAATTTCCTGCGTGCAGACGGGACCTGGGCCGTGCCGGCGCTTGCGGTTCCTGGCATCTACGGTGACGGCGGCGATGGCAGCCGGACCATCTCCGCAGATTTCAACGAAACCGCGACTTCGGGGCAGCTGTTTTACACCAACCTGACGATTGACGCGGGGGTGCAGTACCAGCCGCGCGGCCGGATGATTTTCGTCAACGGCACACTGACAATCGGCGCGGGAGCGACGATCAACGCGAACGGTGTGGCTGGTGCGCAGCCGGCCGGCGGAGCCGGTGGCAATGGCGGTGGCGGTGCCGGGTTGGGTATGTGGCTCACGGGGACCAATGGCGGTGGTGGAGGGACCAGCGGTGGAAGCAACGGCTCCAACACGACGGGCATGCAGATTCCTGGCGGTGGTGGCATCGGTGGTGCTGGAGGTGCTGGCGTGTCCGGTGCTGGCGGTGCCGGTGGAACGAAGGTAGCCATCACGGCCGCGCAGGGGTCGATACGCTCGATTGACGCCATCACGAGGGCACAGCTCGACAGCCTCGAGTTTGCCCCTGGCACTGGTGGCGGTGGAGGTGGTGGTGTCGCCGCGACGACGAACGGTGGCGGTGGAGGTGGTGGCGCCTCGTCGGTGATCATCGTGGCATACACGATCGTCAACAACGGCGCCATTCAGGCCAACGGCGGCGCGGGCCGCTTCGGAATCTCCAACAACGTCGGTGGTGGTGGCGGTGGTGGCGGTGGAAACATCTTCATCGTCACTGACTTTTACAGCGGCAGCGGGACCACGACGGCTACCGGCGGGCTCGGCGGCGCAGCGGGCGGCGGGTCCGGCTTGGCTGGTAACCCTGGCGCCGATGGCCTCGTGGTGAGGCTTCACTCGTGAACGAAGGCAGGTGACGCGATGGCTACTCCAAACATGTCCATGGTGCTGCCGACCGTCGGCGCGTCCCTCGATGTCTGGGGCACCATCATCAACACCGCGCTGACGCTCAATGATGCTCACGACCACACCACGGGCAAGGGCGTCAAGGTCCCGTCCGCCGGGCTCAACATCAACGCCGATGTCGCCTGGAACTCCGGTGGGACCTACTACGGGTTGACCGGGGTCAAGATTCTCGACTTCCAGCCGCAGGCGGCGGCAGGGCTGACCGCGTTCTCGTCGGCGCTGTTCAGCAACTCGACCGACGCCAACAACCTGTACTACCGCAACGCCTCGGGGGTTAACGTCAAAATTACCGACGGCTCGACGCTGAACGTGTCCATCGTCGGCGGCATTGGCGGCGACTACTCGTCCATCGGCGCGCTCCTGGACTACGACGATGCATCGGACACATACCGGTTTCGGCAGCAGAACGTCACGGTGCGGCAGTACGCGCACATTGCAGCCGGTGACGTCGACCTGTACGAGTACAAGGCGCCTGCTGATGCTACTGCGCCGACCAACCGCGTCCGGTTGTCGTCTCCTGCGGCGCTTGCGGCCAGCTATGCGTTGACGTTCCCGGCGGCGTTGCCAGGTTCGACGCTGCTTCAGCAGGTCTCGAGCGCGGGCGTCATCTCGTGGAGCAACACCGTTGCGAATGCGGTGGCGATGTCCGCATCGCTGACCGTCGGGACAACCCTGGCCGTCACTGGCGCTACGACGCTCACCGGCGGCATTGCGAACAACGTGAACCTTGCAGCCGGCGCCACTGTGCCCGCTGGGCAGACGTTCGACGTCAACGGCGTCCTGGACGCCAAGGACGCGACTAACCTTCTGTGGCCGGTTGAGACGAGCGAGATTGACATCTCTGCTGGTCGGCAGCAGGCGGCGACAGCAACCTACGACGGGAACATGTGGGCATTCACCGGTGGCGGCACCGCCGCGGTGGACATTCCTGTCAACGTCCCGAATGGATACCGAGTCACCGCGGCAGTAGTTCGTCTCAAGCGTGCATCCGGCACGGTGACCGCCACCCTGTACACGAGGGATGACGATGGAACAACCGCTGGCTTGACGTCGCGAGGAACGATTTCAGTCATTGCCGGCACCAGCTACGCCAATGCGACGATTGCCTCGCTCCCCTATACGATGACCGGAGCGGAGAACGGTGCGTTTGTTCGCGTCACCGGCCTTACCGGAACCGAGGTTGCCGGCCTTCGCGTGTCTACCGACAAGGTCGTATGAGATGGCGCTCCGCAAGGTCCCCATCCCTCTCCCGTTCGCGGGTGGAGTTGACACCGAGACGGACCCCAAGCAGGTACCGCCGGCAAAGCTCATCGACCTGCAGAACGCGGTGTTCGATCGGTCGACGACGCTCATCAAGCGCAACGGCTACTCGGCACTGAGCCGGACCGTGGAGGGGGCCGGACTGGAGTACGAGGAGGCTCACGCGCTCGCTGTTCGCGATGACGAGTTGGTGGTGTTCGCCGACGGGCGCGGTTACTCGCATCGTCCCATCGCCGACCGATGGAGCGATACCGGCGAAGTTGCCGCGGTCATCGGCTCCGATGTCCCGCTGGCGCGCACGGGGACCACCCAGACCATGCCGGACATCGCCACACTATCCGGCGTGTCGCTCCTGGCCTGGGAGGACAGCCGAGGCGGCGTGTGGTGGTCTCTTGTCGAGACAGCTACGGGACGAATCCTCCGCGAGCCAGCGCAGGCAGATGCGAGCGGCATCCAGCCTCGGTGCGTTGCCGTGGGTTCGATCCTGCAACTCCTGTGGGTGCGCAGCGCAAGCGGACAGCTCTGGATCATGCCGGTCAACCCGGCCGAACCGACCGCGGCCACGACCTCGAGCGTATTGGTGAGCGACCTCAACACGGCCAATCAGAGCTACGACGCCCAGCGGACCGACGCGGCCAACAACCCTGGCGTCATTGCGTGGGCGATCCTAGGCGGATTTCGCGTGGCCTACCTCGACCCGTCCGGCGTCATCGGCGGACCGGGCATCGGATACCCGAGCGCCATCACCTACGCCGCTGCCACCAACGGACCGGTTGCCGTGAGCTACGGGACCATCTCTGGGGTCGACGTCGTCGCGGCGGCTGGGTTCGGCTCAGGGTCGCTGGCGCTCGAGTGGACGGTGCTCAACGCCTCGACCTTCGCGACCATCGGCGACGACGTCATCACCACGGACGCTGACCTAGTCCGCATGAGCATGGCCGTCCACCCGACGGACAACAGCCTGCGGCTGGTCTACGAGGTGGCAGGTGCTACGGCCAACCTGTCTCGCGTCTACACGTCGACCGTGCCAGACGTGGTCACCGGGCTCGACCTCGAGAGCATTGCCGTCCATGGCCACGGCCTGGTGTCCCGGTGCTGGGTGGACGGGGTTCACGTCTACGCAGTCCTCGGCCACGAGGTGGAATTTTTCCCCTACGCCGCCGCGGTTCAGGTGGACGGCGACGCCACGGACGCTGGCAACCCCACGCTTGCGCCGGTGGTCGCGCGGCTCCTGCCTGGTGAGTTTGCCGGACTACCCACCCGAGGCCACATCTATTCTGCCGAGCTGGACGAGGACGACGACCGCATCTGGCGAGTTCCGCTGACGGCGCGGATTCAGCTCTCGTCGGAGAACCTGGACCAGTTCGGCGAGGTCGGCATTCGGCGCGCGACGCTCGACTTCGATCATCCGTCGGCGTTCCAGTCGGCGCAGCTCGGTCGCGGGCTGTATCTGGCCGGCGCGAGCCCGCTGCACTACGACGGCTACCGTTGGGCCGAGATGGGGTTTCACACCGCCCCTGACGTCGCCTCGAGCACGTCCATCAGCGCCACGCCGGCATCTGGCGGCTCGATGACCTCATCGCAGGAGTACAGCTACCTGCTCTGGTACGAAGAGATCGACGCCCAGGGCGAGCTGCACCAGGGCGGAACCTCGGTGCCTGTCGTAGTCACGATGGGCGGCTCGGACACGCAGGTTACGCTCCTCGTCCCGACGTGTCGCCTTACTGCGCGGGCCCGAGTTCGCATCGGAGTGGCTCGCTGTCCTGCCGCCGACCCAACCGCGTTCTACCGGGTCACATCGCTCGACCCGGCGCTCGACACGGGCGCAAACCGGTACGTCCTCAACGACTCCACCGCCGACACGGTCACCTTTCTGGATCGGCTCTCGGATGCGGAACTCATCACCCGGGAGCCGCTCTACACGAACGGCGGCATCCTCTCCAATGACCCGAGCCCGTGCGCGGGGGAGGTCATCACAGGCGGAAAGAACCGGTTGTTCTGGACCGACCCGAGCGATCCGAACGTGGTCCGGTACTCCCAGGAGCTGCTCGACGGCAACGCGGTGGAATGCCCGGCCGATCTGTCCCTGCGGGTCGACCCGTACGGCGGTCCCATCACCGGTCTGGCGGTTCTCGACGACGCGCTCGTCATCCTCAAGGAGTCGGCCATCTACATCGTGGGTGGTCCGGGGCCGCTGTCGAACCCTTCCACCGACCCCAACCAGTTCGGGTTCACTCCTGCACAGCTGGTGACCGGCGACGCGGGATGCTCGTCGCAGGACTCCATCGGCTACACGCCAATCGGGCTCCTGTTCCAGTCCTCCAAGGGCGTCATGCTCCTGGGCCGCGACCGCCAGCTCCAGCGCGTGGGTGACCCAGTGGTGGCCTATGACGCTCAGCGCGTCGTCCGCTCGACGTTGCTTCCCGACCGGACGCAGATTATCTGTCTTACCGACGAGTCGGACGGCCGGACGTTGCTCTACGACTACAAGCGTCAACAGTGGTCGACATTCACGAACCACGTTGGGGTCGATGCTGTCGTGGTCGGCGGCGTCTACCACTACCTCCGTGCCGACGGCCGCGTGTTCGTCGAGACGCCCGGGCTGTACCGCGACGACAACTCGCAGATTCCCATGGTCATTGATACCGCGTGGATCAAGCTCGCCGGCTACCTCCAGGGCTGGCAGCGCATCTACCACGCCAGTTTCATCGGCGAATACAAGAGCCCTCACACGCTCCGGGTCTCGTATCGACTGGACTACGAGCCCGGCTGGTCAGCCCCGTTCGACCTGGATGTCAATACAAACTTTGACCCAAGCGTCTACGGAGATGGATTGTACGGGTCTGGTTACTACGGTGGTGGCGTGGCCACCTCGAGCGTCTACCAGCGTCGCATCCACATCGGCAAACGGTGCCAGTCCGTGCGATTTCGCATCGAAGACGTACAGGCAACCGCCGACTACGGTGATAGTTTCGAGCTGTCAGAGCTGCTATTGACGGGCGGAGTTCTGGCGTCCGCGTTCAAGCTGCCTGCTGCAAGGAGTAACTGACATGGGATTTTGGAGTTCTGCAAAAGACGCCCTGCTCGGTGGACTCGACAACTCGCCGGACCCAAACAAGGCGAAGTTCGGAGACCGGGACTACATCCAAAACACTGTCCAGCAAGGGATTGCCGGTGCGCAGAACCGACAGGCTCCGCAGGCTGGCGGCACCACGGTGGGTAACGTATTCACGGGGCAGGGCGCGACTATCGCCCAGGGGCCACAGACGCAATTCCGTGGCGGCCAGATGGACCTTGCGAATCGACTCCAGGGCATCGCTTCGGGCCAGATGCAGGGCGCTGGCGAAATGGCCGTGCAGCGGCAGGTGGGGCAGGCGATCGCCGGACAGCAGGCCATGGCTCGCTCAGCTCGAGGCGGTGGTGCCGGACTCGCGTTCCGTGGCGCCGCTCGCAACGCGGCAGACGTCGGCGTGGCTGGCGCTGGCCAGGCGCAGATGGCGGCGCTTCAGGACCAGTCCGCCGCAAATGCGCAGCTCGCTGGTGTTCTCGGTCAAGGACGCGAGCAGGACGTCGGGCTCGCGACGTCACAGGCCAACCTCGGCCAGCAGATGAACCTCGCGAACCTGTCCGCGCAGAACCAGCGCATCTTCCAGCAGGCCGGTCTCGACTCGGCGACGTCGCTCGCAAACATGCAGGCGAAGCTCCAGGCGATGGGCATGAACGATGCCGCTGCCCTCGGGTATCTGCAGCAGCTGTCGGGCATGAACCAGGCGGAGCTTGCTGCGCGCATGCAGCAGGAGCAGGCGGCGATGGCTCAGCCGGGGCTGCTCGGCGGACTCATCTCGGCGGGTGGCACCGTCGCGGCGGCGGCGGCGTCGGATGTGAACCTTAAGACCGACATCACCGACGGCGCCGACGATGTCGACGAGGTTCTGTCGAACCTCAAGCCGTACGCCTACCGATACCATGACGAAAAGCACGGCCAGGGCCGCCGGCTTGGCGTCATGGCGCAGGACATGGAATCCACCGAACTGGGCCGGTCCGTGGTGGTCGAAATGTCGGACGGCAAGGGGCTGGACATCAAGACCGCGTTGTCCCTATCCCTCGCCGCCAACGCGAGGCTTGCCGCTCGCTGTGACGAGCTTGCGACCAGGCTCGACTTGCTCGAGGCGAGGGACCTCTAGACCATGCCCCAGCTGCTCTCCGAGGACGACTTCGGCCAGACCATCCAGACCGACGATGGAAACATCGTCACGGTCCCGCGTGGCATGGCTGACCCGGCGAGCATGACGGGTTTGCCCGGTGCGCTGTCTCCGATGACCGGACTCCGTGGCGGGCGGGTGGCAGCCGGCACCGCTCGATCCGGGCTTGGAGGCAGTGCTGCGTAGCCATGTCCAGCTACAGCAGCCGGCCGTGTCGGCGCAGGACAGCGCAGCGCCGTCGCCGATGCAGGAACCGGCGCCGGTTCAGAACGCGCCGGCCGGGCAGCCGCCGGCCGCACCGCTTGCTCCCGTCGGTAACGCGTTCCAACAGGCAGACGCGCAGATGAACGGCGCGATCGATGAGCAAATTGCGGCCAAAGTGGAGCAGGGCGACATCGCCGCGCAGCAGCACGCCGAACAGGAGCAGGCGCTCATCAAGCGCAACGAGCAGCTAGCGCAAATCCAGGCCAATGCCGACGCGCAGGCCAAGGCAGACGCGAACCGACGCGCAGCCCTAGAGCAGAAGTACAGTGCGGCGGTCGACGAGGAGGCCAGCTTCAAGCTCAACCGGGGGCACTACTGGGAGAGCCGGTCGACCGGCCAGAAAATCGCCATGGCCATCGGCATCGGCCTGTCCGCGCTCGGCGAGGCGCTCAGGGGTAATGGCGGCAAGGTCCCTGCGCTCGACATTATGAACGCGGCGATCGCTGACGACGTGAACGATCAGATGGCGCATCACGACAACTTGCAGAAGCGCATTGGCCAAGTTGGCACGCAGCAAGACCGCTTCCGGCAGATGGCCGCGGACCGGACCAGCGAGATTGCTCTCCGCATGGCGTCGGCGAGCGAGGCCGCCGCCCGTCAGGTGGAAGTGGCCGCCGAGCACTACGCGAGTCCGCAAGCCAAGGCGGCGGCCAGGGAGATGGCAGCGGGGCTGCGTGGAACCAAGGCCGAGTGGCAGACGAAGGCCGCCGACGGCGCGTGGAACCGCGATGTGCAGCAGCAGCAGCTTGCAGAACAGGAGAAGGCTCGCAAGCAGGCTTCCTACCAAGCCTCGCAGCGCCTGAAGGAAGACCAGCGCCAGTTCAACCTCAGCTTCGGTGAAAAGGTGCGCGAGTTCGATCTCGAAACCCAGACGCAGGCAAACGAGTTGGCCGCCAAGGGCGAAGGACAAAAGGCGGCGCAGTACATCGAACAGCGCAAGTACGAAATCCCCGGCACCAAGTCCAAGGGCGGAGGCACGGTCTTGGCTCGTAGTGAGAAAGAGGGCCAGGAGCTTCGCCGATCGGGCGCGGCCACCAAGACCATGGTCGGCCTTACCGACGATTTGATTACTCTTATCAACAAAGAGGGCGGTATCTCCGCTGCTTTCAAAAGCCCCGAGTATCAGCGCATCAAGTCGATGTCTGGTGCGCTCCTGGCAGAGCTGAAGGAGGCGAACCAGCTTGGCGCATTGGATAACGGCGTCGAACGTCTGGCACGTGAAATGTCCGGCGATGTGGAACCAACGGGCTGGAAGTCGTTCACCACATCGAATCCGTCCGCCGGGCTCAAGCAGCTCCGCGAAAACCAACTCGGTAAGTTCAACAACCTGCTCAAAGCACAAGACGAAAACGCCGAGGTCTACACCATCGAGCCGATGTCCGTAGCAGCGCCGACCGCGAGCGAAACTGCGGTGCGTGGTCTGCAGGCTGGGCAATCGAGTACGGATGGCGGGCTATTCGGCGGGGGTGGGATTGTAGGAAAACTCGCCGCATCCGCAAATCCAAGCGACCCAGGAATTCCGGCCGAGTCGTCGGCGAAGCTCGATCAGCTGGCGTTCAGTTCGCGCACCGACCCGAGTGCAAAGCAGGCGCTGGACAAGATTGCACGCAGCGGTGGCCCGCTCGCGGACGCGGCGCAGCGACGACTCATCGGCATGCTTCCTGAGGTCGGCCCCGGTCAGCCGTTCAGCCAAGTAGGCGTGCCCCAGCCTGGGGACCCCCGTGCCCGGTGAAACGGTCCGGCTGCTCTCCTCGCGTGGAGACGTTGTCGAAGCTCCTGCGAAGGACGTCGACACCTACCTAGGACGTGGCTACACGATTGATTCCGAGGCGGCCGGGCTCGACAGGGCCACAGCAGCAGGGCTCGATGAACGGTACAGCGGCATCGGCAACAAGCTCGACGCCGGCATTGCAGGCGTTGCCCGCGGCGCCACGTTCGGCCTGTCCGACGTCGCAGCCGGCGCCCTTGGTGGCGGCGAGTACCTCTCCAACATCCGCGAATACAACCCGATCACCAGCGGCATCAGCGAGGTAGCTGGCTCCATCCTGCCGGCATTCGCGGCTCCTGGCAGCCTTGCCGCGAGTACGCCGGCGGGTCTTGCCGCGCGAGCCGGATCGTCGATCGCCAAGGCCGGCGAAGGCGCCAGCGCCTTGGCAAAGGTCAGCGGAGCCGTTGCCGGCGGCGCCCTGGAAGGCGCGGCGCAGAACGCCGGCTCGTACATCTCGGACGTCGCGCTCGGTGATCGAGACCTATCCGCCGAGGGGTTCCTTGGTGCGATGAAGGACGGTGCGCTGTGGGGCGGCGCGGGTGGCGGCGCGTTCGCCGTCGGCGAGGGCGCACTGGTCAAGGTCCGCAACCTGTTCGCGGCGAACCAGGCGACACGCGAAGCGGTGGAAACGGCCTCGCGGACGGCAAAGCAAGCGATCGACGACGCCGCTCGAGACGGCGAAACGATGGCACAGCAGGCGCGCGACGCCATCAATCAGCGCCGCGAGGCCCTGGCCGCATCCGATGCCGAGGTCCGTCTGGCGACCAACCAAGCCAAGATTGCCGCTGCTCAGTCGAGAGCGACGGTGGCGGAAGCCAAGGTTGGGCAGGCGGCCGAGCTTCATGCAGCCAAGATGGCCAAGCTCGAAGCGGCACCAGTTCCTGCCGGGAAGGCCCCGCGCAAGGGCCGCAAGGCGATGCAGCCCAAGGGCGAGATTGCCGCTGAGTCTGGGCCAGCCGATGACCTCATGGCGCAGCTCGAGGGCACGCAGACCGGACTCAACCAGGGCGCGACCCTCGGCGAACTGTCCGCGGTTGGCCGACCCGCGCCGGGTCCACGCGGCCCCATGGGCGACATTGGCCAGGACGTTCGCGCCGTTGAAGACGCGATGAACGACGCCGCGGCCCAGTTCGATCCCGAGATGGCCAAGCTGGTGCAAGCCGAGCGCGCGCATCGCGAGTCCACCGAGGCGCTCAACAGCTGGCGCAAGACCAAGGAAGAGGTGCGCGGATACGCCTCCGACCTCAAGAAGACGGCAGCCTCGAGCGGGCAGCGGCGCGCCGTGGATGAAGGCGTCGTGAGCAACGTCGTCCACAGCGTAGGCGTCGGACGTCGCTCGACGAGCAAGACCGTCAACCGGACGTTGTCCGAAGCCGATCGCGAACTGGTGCGCAAGATGAGCCCTGAGGAGTTCGCGGTATTCCGCGAGCACTTCGATGGCGGACAGCTCGCTGGACGCCGCGTTGCCGCGGATGACATTGGCAATGGTCGACGCGGCTTGGTCGATCAAGACACCGGCGAGGTGCTTCGCACCGTGGACCGTGGCACGCAGGTGCTCGACACGGCTCGCGAGAACGCGGTCATGCGTGCGACCGGCGACATTGACGAGCTGGCGACCATCCTCAACCGCATTCACGAGGGCCGGCCGATGGCCGTCGTGAGCGGCATCGACGAGGCCGTGGCCAAGGCACTGCGTGGCCCCGTCGAACACGCGGGGATGGACATCGCGGGAGACGCCAAGGTGCTCCACGGCTATGAGCAGACCTCGGCGGACCTGTCGGACGCGCTCGGCATGGTCGCGCCACGAGGAGCCGTCCAGCGCGCTGCCGAGTTTCGCACGGCAGTGGGCGCCGTCGAGCAGAAGGAGGGCCGCCGGATTGCCGAGTTCAGCGAGAACTTGAGCAAGGACGCGGCCAGCGACATTGCGCGAGATGCCGCCGAGAACCCGCCGCCACGGCCGAGCCTGTACGAATCGGACTACGGCACGCGGAAGGCGACCGAGATGATCCGGCTCGAGCCGAGCCTCGTCACGCCGCCGCCGAAGGCCGCTGGACTCGGAAGCACGGTCAAGGACGTCCTTGGTGGGGGCAGGGCGTCCAGCCTGGCCGATATCGGCGCCGCGCTCGAGGGCCTCAGCATGGCCGGCATTCCGGGGCTTCCATCGGCGCAGGACATCCCGGTCATCGGGCCCATCCTCAGCATGTACCTCAAGGCGCGCGCACTTTCCCTCGTGAGCCGTCGGCTCGGGGGCAAGGTCGGCGCCTCGGCCGAGACCAAGATTGCCGGGAAGGCCGCTGAGACCAAGCAGCGCGTGCTCAAAGCGGTGGGCAAGATGCTCGACGTTGGAGTGGCTGGCGCACGCCGGACGGCGCCGGCTGCACCGTTGGCCGCGTCCATCCTGGGCCACCGGCTGTTCGCGGTGAAAGATGGGGACACGGTCCTCAAGGCTCCAGCGAACGCCAACGAGGGGCAGCGCGCGCTCATCGACCGACTCGCAGAGCTCGCGGCGGCGACCCGGCCCGGTGCTGTCGAGGCAGCGGTTCGTGCCCGCATCCCGAGCACTGACCCAACCATCGTCGACGCCATCACGTCGGCCACCCAGCGCCGGCTCGACTTCCTGTCCGAGAAAGCGCCGCGACCGCCGGCCCCCGCTGGCATTTTCGCCAGCTCGGCGTGGGCACCGACCCCGGCGCAGGTGTCCCAGTTCGCTCGCTACGTGCGTGCAGTCAACGACCCGGCCGGCGTGCTCGAAAACGCGGCCGATGGTGGAGCCGTCACCCTCGAGGACGTCGAGGCGCTGCGCACCGTCTATCCGCGCATGTACGCCGATGCGCAACAGCAGCTCATGACCCAGGCCATCAACAAGCCAACGGCACTGCCGTACGCGCGCCGGGTCGCGCTGTCGGTGCTGTTCAACGTTCCGCTCGACGGCACCATGTCGCCCGAGTACGTGTCCGCGATGCAGGACACCTTCCAGGCGACGTCACCAGACGAGGCGCAGCCCGCCCAGCCAGGTCAGCCCCCCGTCCCATCCATCGCCGCCAACATCAACATCGCCTCTCGCGTTTCGCCCGATGCCGGACGACGCGCTGTCAGCTTCTGACCTCTGAAAGGACACCCCCATGCAGTATCCAAACCCGTCCGGCCCCTACCTCCAGCCTGTCA